TCGCGGCCAACGCCGTACAGAGCGTAGGTATTGGCAAAGTCCGAAGTGCCTGCGGCGGCGACACTAAGCGCCGAGAGGTACTTGTTCTCCGTCGTGCTGTCGCCCACGTCCAGGGTGACAGACGCACCGAACGCGGTGTAGTTGACCACCGCGGTCATAACGCGCGCCCCTACCGGGAGGCGCACCAGTTCGACCAGGTCGTTCTGCGCAGCGTCGCCCGTCCAGGAGAACACATCGCAGCGAACCTTGCCGTTGGAGACACCGCTATCCGGCTTCGACTGCGGCGTAGCGCGAAGCCCGGTGATCTGGTCAGAATAAAAAGTAGGCATGTGTCAGTTTCCTTGGTTAACTATTAGGCTTCGCTGCACAGGACCGAGACGACCATTTCGTCTTCCGTGCGGAGGGCCGCCCACGAGCCGCAGGTATAAATCTGCTGCGAGTAGCGCTTGTCCGGGCGGGGAGAGGCCGTGGTGTTCGGGGCCATGCCGTCGATGAAACGGATGGCGGGCTGCGCCCAGGCGAAGCAGTTGCGCACGCTGGCCGTCGCGATCAGGCGCTCGGTGCGGATGAACTTGAAGCCCAGGAAGGTGTCGACCTGGCCCTGGACGAGGGCCTTGACCGTGTTGAAGTCGCTCGACGTGACCTTGTCGTCTTCCAGAAGCTCGCGCATCTGGCGGGACGTGGCCGCGAAGAAGCGCGGGTAGAACTCGTCGACTTCGTTGCCGTCGAGGATTTCCTTGGCACGGTTGAGCTTGTCGATCGTCAGGCCCGTCGAGCCCGAAGCGAGCTGCTGAGTCGAGGTCGGGAAGGCGGTCGTGCCCGAGCCGGTGTGGCCGGTGACGGCGGTGGCGTACAGCGCCGTGATGATGGCGTCGTCCATGCCGCGGCCCATCGTGCCCGCATGACGCATCGTGTAGATGCTGTCGAGCTGAATGAGCATCTTGACGCGGTCCTGCTTGTCGATCAGGTCGGCCACGTCGTAGTCCTTCATGAACCACCAGCGCCGGGTCTGCGGCGTGTTGTTCAGGGGCGTGTCGCCATGGCGCTCGTTGATCTCGTTCGGAGCGTCGATGCCGCCCGTAATTTCGATCGCGCCGCTCTCACCCGTGCCCTGCTCGCGCATGACTGCGGGAAGCAGACGCGAGTAGCGCTGCTCCGCGAGCAGATGCACGTTGCTGGAGAACTGGGTGACATACGACACCGGAATGTCGACAGAGTAAAGAATACGCATCAGATACGTTGCCTATTGGATAGGTTGTGGGGGTTCGGTGGAACCGCGCCGGGTGTCCCTATCCAGGGGCCGAACTTGGTCCGTGGGAGTATGGTTGTCATAATCCCACGGACTTGTCAAGTCCTACTTGGCTGATCTTTTCTCGGCCTTGGCGAAGAACTCCTGGGCCTTCTTCTCCAGCTCGCGGCGCTTCATGATGTTGGGCTCGTCGATCGCCTGACGGATAAGGGCCTGACCCTGCTCCTTGGCGGCGTCCGGGGTGATGCCCCCGCCGAAGTCGCCCGGCTTGTCGCCGCCGCCCTCGTCTTCGCCCAGCATCTTGCCGACTTTGGCCAGCATCTTCAGGACCGGACCGTCCGTACCCAATCCTGCCCGATTGAGGCTTTCGCGCAGGGCTTCGCCACCCAATTTGCCGACCGCGAAGTTGGCCGCGGCCACGTCGCCGTCGAACGCTTCGCCCAGTTCGTTCTTGAGCGCTTCGATGTTCTGGCTGTTGCGCTCGATCTCTGCCGCGGCCATGTCCTTCTGGCCCTGCTCGATCATGCCATTGAACGTACCGAGCAAGCCCTCAAGCTGCTTGGGCAGCACGCCCGCCTTGAAGGCTGCCTCGGTGAGGGTCTTCATGCCCGGCGCGTCGAGCTTGATGGCCTCGCCTACCGCCTTCTGATCGAGCTTGTAGCCCGCCATGTCCCTGGGCAAGCCCATCTTTTCGAAGGCCGCACGCTGGGCCTCCGGGCTCGAGTTCGGGGGAAGCTCGACCAGGTGGTCCGTAGGACGCCCGATAAACTGCGATGCGTGGTCGAAGCCGCGCACCAGTTCCTCGATGTTGGCGTACTTCTTGGCCGAAGGGCTTTCCTTCAGCTCCGGGGGGAGGACGGATCGGTAGTCCCAGTTTTCAGGGAGCTTAAAAACGTCGCTGCGTTGCTGTTCGCCTTCTCCAGGATTTCCAGCCCCCGCGCCTGGCGCAGCACCTCCAGCTCCGCCTCCAAGGAGGCTATTCGGAGCGCCTGCTCCTCCCGCACCAGCGCCGCCTGCACCAGCGCCACCTGAAGCTCCTGCGCCCCCGCTTCCACCGGCACCACCATCACCTGCTCCATCGTAATAAATCCTAAAACTCGCCTTCATGTCCTTCACCCTTTCTCTGAACGGACGTTTCGCTCTCAGCCTCCGTGGGCTGTTTCAGATCGTCCGGTGTCATCGACAGCATCTTGCCGATATACACCAGCACCCCTCGATGACCCTCGTTGACGTGCGTGCCGTAGGGGTCGCCGGGCACGTTCGTCGACTTGTTGGTGAAGCCGAACTTGGCCACCAGATGCGTCAGGACCACCTTGCCCGCGGGCGAGCCAAAACAGTCCTGGTAGAGAAGCACAAGCTCCTCCGGTGCGATTTCCCTCTTAGCCTGCATTATTGGCCTGTGTTACCTTCGCTCCAGCCGTCATAAGGGCCGCTCCTGCCTGCGCCGCTTCCGGCATCAACTGGGCCTGCATCGCTGCCGCTTCCTGCTGCGCGCGGGCCTTGCGGACGCTGTCCACCTTGGTCTTGGTCTGCACGATCTTGGCCGACGCACCGTTGGCGAGCGGAAGCAACTGGGCCACCATATCAGTGTCGATCCAATCGAACAAGCCCTTGTCTACCTGCGCCCATGCCGCCATCATTTCGAAGGTGCGGACGAGGGACAGGCCCTCCATCTGCTTCTGCGACGCGATCAGGGGCGAGACGTACTCCAACTTCAACTGCTTCCCGGCCAGTTCCATCGGAGGCTTGGGCAGGACGCCCGAGCGCTCCAGGATATTGAACGTGCGGGTGACGAGGCGCGAGAACAACTCGGTCTGCATACGCACGAGCATGGGAGATAGGGCACGGTTGCGTTCGTCGACTTCCTGGAGGACCTGCGTGGCCGTCTTGACCGGGCTGTCCGGGGTGACGAACAGCGGGGTGAAGAAGGCTTCCTTGATCGACTGTTGGCGCGCGATGAGCAGTTCGTTGCCAGTCTCGATGCGCGACGTACCGGGCGGGATCAGGGTCTTGATATCGACCTGCCCCTCGGTGAACGTCAGGCCACCGGCATGGAGGCGCACGGGGGACACCAGTGAGCCATCGGGGATCACCAGCGGCGGGTCGACGATCTTCTCGGCCCCGCGTAGGATCGTGTCCGACATACGGTTGACCATGCGGATATCCGGCATGGCGGTCATGGCCGGGCTGCGCCCATAGATTTCGCCGCGGGCCTTGTACCAGCGCGGCACGAAGTAGGGGAACTCCTCGTAGGAGCCGTACTCCAGGATGCGGTTCTCCGTGCCGGTCAAAATCCAGCACGAGTAGAAGGCCGCGCCCTTGAGCTTCTGGCGCTCGGGAAGTTCCACGGCCAGGGGATCGGTGGCCGGGAAGACGGCGTGCAGGAAGCGGTCCTTGGTGCCGAGCTTGTCGTCGGAGAGGTTCGTGTACTCCCGGCCCAGCTTCTCCGGGTCGAAGCGCTGGAGCGCGGCGCGCTTGGTCTGCGAGCGCTGGCGGATCATGCTGTCAATATTCTCGTCCTCGCCCTCGTCGATCACGCAGTCGTCGAGGTGGTAGACGCGGCAGCGCAGTTTCTTGTTGACCACGTCTTCGAACATGACCGCGGTGCCGAACGCGCCGATATCGAGGTAGACCTGGTGGAGTTGCGAATAGATATCGGCACTCGGGGAGGTGAGCGCGTTCATGATCTTCTTCTGGCACGTCTCCAGGTACGCCCTGACCGTGGACGAAAGCTGAAGCTCGGGCTCGCCCTCGACGCCCAGGCGCACCCACTCGGATGCCGGGTTGTTCAGGAGGGTGTGCAGGAAGGACGCGAACATTTCCAGCGACCGCGGGGCTGTGCTGTCCAAAATCCAGCGCATACGATCCTGGCCAGGCGTGACCTGCTCCATGAAGGACGCAGAGTTAGGCAGGCAGTACCGGGCGATCGACTGCCACAGGCTCTCCCAGGACCCGCGCTCGCCACGCTTGGCCTTCTCCCGTTGTACGATCGCGTCGGCCAGCTTGTTTTTCATGGCCACTAGACGTTCGCTCCTACGCTGGTCGCCAGGCTGTCGGTGGTTGTCTTTACGCGATCGAAGTCAGTGTCCAGGTCCGACCCATTCAGGTCCGTGTCGGGGTTGTCGGACTGGAACTGCGAGTAGTCGCGATACCGGGTGTGGGGAGCGGGAGTGGTCACTGTCTTGCTTTCATTAGGAGCCAACAGGAACGGGGTAAGCCGTCATGGTTAGACATCCAAAAGCGGCGGGAAGGCCGGATCGGCGCTGTCTAATTGCGGAAGCGCCGAGAGATAGGACCAGTG